GCCTTCGGGATGGTCAGGACCAAGCCGTTGGCGTAGGTGCCGTCGTTGCCGCGCAGGGTGTAGACCAGCTCGCGGCCGTTCTGCGCCCGGTAGTCGGTCACGAAGGTGTCGAAGGCGCTCGAGGTCTCGTCCAGCGCGAAGGTCTCGAACGAGCCGCTGACCTTCGCAAAGCCGTCGATCTGCATGGCCTTGGCCGTGGTCGCCGAGATCTCCTGGACCTCGGTGCGCGGCAGCTCCATCTTGATCGTGGCAGAGGCGCAGTCATACGCCGTGCTGTTGAACTGGAGGAACTGAGTGGTGTGGGTGTAGGGCGCCACCATGAGCGGGTTGCCGGCAGTCTCGGAGAACGTGAGCCCGGAGGTGGCCTCGGCCTGAGTGCCCATAAACTCGGCCGTCATCTCGACCGGCTGGTTGTAGGCGAAGGTGAGCTCGACCGAGGTCGGCTTCAGCCCCCGATAGCACACCGCGCCGGTCGTGCCGCCACGATCGACGGTCCATTGCAGGCCGAGAGTCTCCGGCGCCGACGTGGTCGTGATGGCGCCGCCGAACTGCATGGTGTGGACGTAAGGCCCGGTCCCGGTCTTGGTCGAATATTCTCCGCAGAGGTGACTGAGCACAGCCCACCACGCCTTGCCGTTGAACCTCGGGTTCAGCGAGACGCCGCCGCTCACGCTCTCCGACAAGACGGTGATATCCTTCTTCCGCAGCGCCGGCGCGTCGAGAAACTCCGGCCGCAGGACTTCCTTGGAAGCGTCGAGGGACTCCGCCCCGCCCTTGAAATCGGGGGTTTCGATCAACAGGCTCGTGCCCGCCGCCTCGCCGTAGGTGGCCTCCTCGGTCAGGCCGAGGACAGCGCCAATGCCGGTGTATCGTGCCATGGGTTAGCTGGTGGCCTTCTTGGCCTTGGTGGTCGCGGACGCCTTCTTCTCGGGCGTCAGTTTCTCGAAGCTGGGGTGGAGCCGCAGGGTGGCGTTGGTCGCCTCGTCGTCCGCCGGCACCTCGACGGTGTCGCCGGGGAGCAGCCAGCCGTAGCCGCGCAGGCGGATCTTCTCTTCTGAGGTGTTCTTGAACTTCATTAGTTGCCCAAGGCGTCTTCGTAGATCACCTGGTAGGTCAGAACGACACGGAAGGCCGGCGGGTCTACGTCCAAGCCTTCCTCCATAGTAGAGGCGGTAAGCAGGCAGGTCAAAACGAGGCCGTCCAAATCGACATAGTCCGCCAGGTATTCCTCCACCTCGCGGGCAAGGTCGTCGGCGTCGCCGGCCAGGGTGCCCGAGGTCGGCCGGCCAGTCTCGACGCAATGCACCTCGAGCTCGAGCTGGCGCTGGTAGGTCGGCAGGCTCAGGCCATACTGGTCTTCGGGAGGACTCTGGTCGAGAATGGTTTTGACCACGACGAACGGACCCGTCGCCACCGGCTGCTTCTCGCGGGAATCATAGACCCGACCTCCAGCGCCGACCACGCCGGCCGACAGCAGGGTGACCACCTTTTCGCGGATCGTCTTTCTGGGATGCGTCGCCACTACTGAGCCTCGAGGACCAGGACCGTCACGCCGGTGTTATCCGGCTGCTTGACCAAGACGGTGAAATCGATGGACACAGAGCTCGTCGGCACCGCCGCTGCCGGCACGGTGACCGTGTCGCCGGCAGAGACGTCAGCCACCGCCGAGGTCTTCGCCGTCAGGGTCGGCACCTCGCGGCCCTCGAAGCCGAACTGCTCGCCGTAGGCATACTCAAAGATGGCCACGAAGGTGGTGTCGCCGGAGGACATCGAAAAGCCGAAATCATCCTCGTTGATGATCTCGTCCACGTCGTCCTCGAAGAAGCGCGCCACCTCAGTCGGCCTTCTGGACCTTCTTGCTGGCCACCTTCTTGACCACCTTCTTGGCAGCCGCCTTGACCGGATTGTCCTCGGCCAGCTCGGCCGCGCCGATCCGCACCAGCTGCCGGGCGCGGCGCTCGGGCAGGTCGTAGGTCTGACCGACCACGCTCGGGTAGCGCAAGCCGCCGCCCTGGCCGAGGTCGAAAGGTTGAAGAGCTCGAACCTTCATTTGTTTCTTGGGGAAAGGGGGTCGGGGGAGAGGCTCAAGCCCCTCCCCCGGTGTTGCGTTAGACCGAGGTGTCCACCGAGATGGCAAACGCCTGCTCGTGGCGGAAGCCGATGTCCAGATCCTGCAAGCCGACCAGGCGGACGGCGCCGTAGCTGCTCAGGGTGTAGGGATCCATGGTCAGATCCAGGCCACCCCACATGGCCACGATGCAGGAGGTGAAGTCGCCGAAGACCACGCCGTGCAGCGACGAGCCCGAGCCCTTGGTGAGGTCGGTCGGCAGGTTGTTGCTGGTCAGCACGCGGTAGCCGTTGGCCTCGCCGTTTTCGATGAGGAAGCGGGCGGTGTTCGACGCCTTCTCGATGGTCTTGCAGCTCGACACGGTGCCCGGGGTCATGACGAAGACCATGTTGCTGCCCTGGGCGTTGTCCACCCGGACCAGCTCTTCGTATTCGACGATCGTAGCCCAGGTCTCGGCGCCGCCGTTGGTGCCGTGGCTGACGGTGTTCACGCCACCCGACAGGTTGAGGATGCCGGTCGGCTCGCCGCTGCTGCCGCTGCCGTTCAGGATGGTCGCGTCGAGCTTCACAGCCAGAGCGCGCGCGAGATCGCCCATGATGAGGCGATCAACGCTCGGGTCAGCCTGGTGGAAGAGCTTGCGGCCGATGTCCACGAAGGTGCCGCAAGTTTCCGGGCTCAGCGCCACCTGGGCGAAGGTCGGGGTGCTTTCCGACACCGCCGCAGCCTCGTTGGCCACGAAAGCCGCCGTGCTGCCGGCGCTCATCTTCGGGATGGAGATGTCGCCTTGGATGCCGGTGAGCTTGGTGGTGAGCGGGAAGACCACGCTGTGGTCGCTCAGGACGTCGATGAAGGCGTTGCCCTGGTGCTCGTCGGCAACCAGGTAACCGCCGGCGCTGCCCGAGGCCGTGCTGATGTCGCGCTTCTGAAGCACGTCGAACGGCACGATCACGCCGCGCGCCGCCCGGCCCTGGACCTTCTCGGCAGCAGCCGACGCCTCGAGCTCAAACGCGGCCTCCTCGGCCAGGCGCTTGTTCGTGGGGTCGGCCATGTGGCGCAGCACCTTGGTCAGGCTGTAGCGCTTGACCTCCTTGGCGCTCATGCCCACCTCGGCCTTCTCGACCGGGCGCAGGCGGATCTGCTCGAGCACGGCCGCGCGGAACTCGTCCACGCTCTTGCCGCTCTCGATGAACTTGCGGGCGAGCTCGCCCTGACGGTGGGCAGCGCCCAGAGATTCGATGTCCTTGATCCGAGCCAGTTCGGCGGCTCGCACGTCCTGGACATCATCGGTCTTGATTTCAGACACGGTGATTTCCTCCTCAGGAATGGTGGGTTCTTGTGATGCCGAACGGCCGATGCCGACGTGGGGGTCGGCCGGGATGCTTACCCAGGAAATCTCCAGGGGCTCCCAGTCAACCGCCCGCCAGATCTCCTCGTCCTGGTCGGTCTTTTCCTTGCGGACTTCGTGAATGACGTATCCAACCGAGATATGTCGCTTCACTCCGTCCTTCACGTCTTGGAAAACTTCCTGAGCGAGTGCGCTGTTGCCGAAACGCACGGACGCGCGAGCCACGCGGTCGTCTCCCAGGTTGATCTCCTCGACGACCCCGATGTGCTTGGCGGGGTCGTGTTCCAGCAGCAGCGGGGCGCCATCGCGCAGCCGGCCGTCGCGGACCGAGCCGGCGCCATGGTCCAAGACCTCGACGCCCCAGCCGCGCTCTACCGGATGCTCACTCGAGAACGCCACTTGGACGGTGCGGGCGTCCTCGTCGATTGCGGCCCGGCTGACCGAGAAGGTGCGCGACAGCTTGGCATCGCGCCAGGTCGCGCCGCCGGCCAAGATCGCGCTGCCGGCATAGGTCGCCATGCTGCGCTCGAACTCGCCGGTCTCCTCGGGGGTCTGCTCTTCGTTTTGTTCGGTCACGGTGCCCTCATCGTAGATTTCGGCACCTTCCTCTTCAATCTCGGCAGCCACTTCTGCGCGCGCCTCGGCGGAAATCTCCTCCACCTGGCCGCGCTCCGTCTCGGCGCCTGCCTCGAGCTGGCCGGCCTCGCCGGCGGTCTCGTTTTTCGCTTGTTCAGCCATCGGGCTGGTCCTCCTGATTGTCGCCGAAGTCGCCCTTGGCCTGAGCCTCAGGGTCGATCATCGCCGGGTAGATCGGCATGGTCTGGCGCGGGCTGATGTTCACGCCGAGCTCGTAGGCGCGGCGCTCTTCCTCGGCGAGCTCGGCCAGCACATCGCCGAAGTCTTTGCCCTGAGCGGCCGCAATCTCCTGCCGGCTCATCGTGCCCAGCGCCACCGCCCGCTCGAAGGCGCTCTGGTCCTTCTGCGGGTCCACGTAGCTGAAGCCGCGCGGGCGCCAGATGACATCCTCATATTTGTCGCGCTTTCTCGGCGGGAACGGAACCGCGCCCGCCGTCATCGCCGCCGTCAGCCACGCCTGGTAGATCGGATCCAGGAGGTGGTCCATGAGGTGGCGCTGGATGCTCTTGTAGGCTTCGCGCTCGTCCTGGACGCCGGCGCGGATGCTGCTGTAGTTCACGCCCTCAAGGTCGTTCGCCAGGCTGTTGTAGCTGACGTTCAGGCCGGCAGCCACGCCGCGCAGGCAGCTCTTGACGAACTCCCCCATGTCGGCGTTTGGATTGTTCCAGTCAATGGTCTTCAGCTCCATGCCGGCCGGCAGCTGCTCGATCAGGCCGGCCTCGGCCTCGAAGACCAGGGCGCCATCGCCGTCGATATCGTCGCCGGTGTATCCGTCGCCGGCGGGCGAGGTGTAGAACGCCATCTTGGACGCAGCCACCCGGGCGTGGACCAGCTCGGCCTCGCGATACTGGTCGGTCATGTGCAGCGAGCGCATCGCCTGAGCCATCCAGGGATAGCCTCGGGTCTGCCCGGGGCGCTCCATGATGTAGAGGTGGACGATCTCTTCCGCCGGCACCCGCTCGGCCTGCGCGCCGCCGCCCTGGCCGAGGTTATAGGCCACCACCGGGTTGTCGCCGGTGCCGCGCTGGGTGATGTGGTAAGCGATGGGGCGCCCGTGCCGATCCTGCTCGACGCCCATGCGGATCTGGGTGCCGTTGCCCAGGTCTCGGTTGTGGCGGGTCAGCAGGCGGTCGGCCTCGAGCAGCTCGAGCTGTAGCCCAAACGCGCCGGCGTTGTGCAGCCTGACCAGCACCTCGCCGTCGCGCGCCAAGGTCATGAGCGCCACGCGCTGGATGTCGAGGAAGCCGGACCTGCCATCCACCGAGCACTCGGCTGCCCGCGACCACCTCGCCCAGGCCGCCTCGAGCAGCCGATTGTCGGCCAGGTCGAGCTCGCCGCCGGGTGCCCGCCTCGTCCGAGCCTCGAGCCGGATGCCGTCGCGGCCCAGCACGTTGCTGACGACCATCTGAAGGAATCGCGAGGCATAGGGGTTGCTCATGTAGAGCTGCCGGCTACGCGCTCGCAAGCTGTCAAGACTCTGGAAGATCGCGGCGTCGGCCGAGAGCTCGCTGCCCTTGAAGTCGGCCGTGAGGCGGTCGTGGAGAGCGCCGACGAAGCCGGAGCCGGAGCCGCCCACGCGGGGCACCTTCCCGCCGGGCAGGTAATCCATGAGCGCACGGCGCCGAGGTGCCGGCTGCGTGCGCCTGAAGATGTCCCAGAGAGCCATTCTAGTAGGGTCCGGTGAAACGAGTGCGGATGCGCTGGCTGGTGCTCAAGCCGCGCTTGATCGCGTCAGCCCGCTTTTCCTGCACCACCTCGGCGCGGTAGCGGTCGCGCAGCACGAGCAGGTCGGAAACGGGGGTGCGGGCAAGGCTGCGGCCGGCAATGGTGTAGCTTTCCTGGTCCTTCGTCGCCCTGCTCTCGATCACGGCCTCGATGGCATCCAAGACCGTCTCGGCGTGGCTGCGATCGTCGTAGTTGCCGCTGTCCTCGAAGTTCTTGTGGACATCGACGTGGCCGTGGTCAACGGTGTAACGTTCGCCGGACTTGGTGACATAGGCGACATAATAGTGATGGCCGACGGCGTAGCTGGCCGAGGTGGTTGCCGAGATGGTGACGGTGTATTCGGTGCCGCTGGCGCTCGCCGTAATCGTGGCGATGTGCGCGTTCTTACTCTTGACCTCGTAGGTCAGCGTCCACCCGTCCGAGGCCGGATAATCCGGGATCGCCACATCCCACTTGATGGTGTCGCCGGCCCACCAGGTCGTCGGGATGTTATAGCGCCCTCGCCGGGGCACCGGAATGCGCTGGTTTTCTGCCGCCACGATTGCCTAACAATAAACCAACGCGCCGTCAAATGCCACCGCGCCGGCGCCGTCTTGCCCTGGCCGCTTGCCTCGCCGTCTGGCGCGGTTTCTCCGCCGGCGAGCTCAGGCGCCGCTCGATGGCCGCCATGCGCGGATTGAGGAAGCGCAGCGCCGCCAGCGCATAAACTCGACAATCCAGCGCCTCGTTGCGCCGGCGGATCTTTCGCCACACGCGCTTCGGCACGCCCTTGTGGTAAGTCTGGACGGCCTTTTCTGAGGTCAGCTGGTAGAAATACTCGTCCTCGTAGGCTCGAGGGAAATGGCAATAGCCTGGCCCGGGTTCCTCGATCTTGAGCCGCGCCATAATCAGCTCCTTGGCGGTGTCGGTGCCAACGGGGATCAGGGACACGCGCCCCTTGTCCACCTTGGACGGCCGGCCGGCAATCGGTTTCGCCGGCTGGGCGCTGCCCTTGACCGCCCAGATGCGCCGCCCCTGCCGGGTTTTGACGAAGTCATAAACAGAAGCTGTCGCCGCGCCAGAATCGACACAGGCCGCCGCCACCTTGAGCTGGACGCCGTGCGGGGTCAGCCACGTCTCGCCGAAGACCTCGTCGAGCTGCTGCCATACGTCGGCCTGGTTCGGGTCGCCCATGAGCACGCGATATTGGAGGGACCAGGACTCCTCCTGGTGGCCCCAGCCGACCAGCTCGAGCTCGAGGCGGTCGGCCTGCACGTCCACGCCGGCCGTGATGACCAAAACGCCCTCGGGCAGCGGCTCGGTGCCATAATCCTCCGCCCGGCGCTGGATCTCGTGCGGCTCGACCGCCTCGCCCTGCTCGGCTTCCCAGGTCTCGCCCAGCTGAGTGTTGACGAAGGTCTGGAGGGTGGCAGGGTCTTGCTTGGCCTCGAGGAACTCGCGCGCCAAGTCGGCCCACGTGCTGTTCGGGCTCAGCGAATATCCAGCCCAAAGCCGATAGCCGTGATGGCCCTCCACGTCTGGCCGGCTGGCCACCCAGCGACCGCGCTCGATCGCCCTGCGCTTCTTCTCGTGGCCCCAGAGCTCGCCGCAGCTCGGGCAGGCATGACGGGCAGTATCCGGCCGGCCATCCTCCCATCGGATATTCTCCCAGAGGATGGGGTGGAAGGCTTCGCAGGACGGGCAGGGGATCTCGTAAAACCGCTGGTCAGATTCTTCCCAGGCAGCCTCGACGCGGCTCAAGCCCTTGATGGTGGGGGTGCTGCCCATCACGATCTTTCTGTCCCAGGCCCACTCGGTGCGCCTGACCGCCAGCGCCACCGGGTCGCCCTCCGCACCTCGCCCGCCGCCGGCCATCACGGGGTAGCCGTCCACCTCGTCGAAGATCAGCACCTTGATCGACACGCGCCGAAAGCCGGTTGCGCTGTTCGCACCGACCATGAGCAGGGTGCCGCCCGGATACTTTTTCCGCGTAATGGTGTTCTCGACGCCTTTCGTTCGCGCATCTCCGACCAGGCCGCGCAACACCGGGGTATCGCGCAGCAGCGGGGCAATCTCCGTGATGCTGTGCTGCTCGGCGTCGTGCAGCGTCGGCAGCACGAACATGATGTTGGCCGGCGCCTGCGACATGTGATAGCCGACCAGCTGGTTCAACATCTTGGTGTAGCCGACCCGCGCCGATTTGAGAAAGGTCACGCGCTCCACGCGCTTGTCGCTCATGCTCCTCATGATCTCGCGCTGGTATGGCAGGCAGGTCCAACGTCCAGACACCGCCGACGC